TAATATTAAAACTACTGAAATCCAAGAAACTATGATCAAGGCTGCTGCTGATCTTATCTCCGAAGAAGCACCCAACTATCAATATGTTGCTGGCCGTCTTGTCAACTATCATTTACGCAAAGAAGTATACGGCGATTACCACCCGCTTCCGCTTATTGACATTATTAAGAAAAATGTTGCAAGTGGGTTCTATGATGAAAATCTATTAACTGATTATACAGAAGAAGAGTGGGCAACTATCAATAAGTTTGTTGACCATGAGCGTGATTGCACCCTAACCTATGTTGCAATGGAACAGCTTCGTGGAAAATACTTGGTGCAAAATCGTGTAACTGGTCAGATTATGGAAACTCCACAGGTTGCTTATGCTCTTATTGCAGCAACACTGTTTGCCAAGTATCCCCAAGAAACTCGTTTAAAATATGTTCGTGATTATTATGATGCTATTAGCAAACATGATATCTCACTACCAACTCCAATCATGGCGGGTCTTCGCACTCCACAACGTCAGTTTTCTTCATGCGTGTTGATTGAAACTGGTGACAGCCTAGACAGCATCAATGCTACAAGTAGTGCTATTGTAAAGTATGTTTCACAAAAGGCAGGCATTGGCATTGGAGCAGGTTCTATTCGTGCTATTGGTTCTCCTATTCGCAAAGGCGATGCCTCTCACACAGGCTTAATTCCTTTCTATAAAATGTTCCAAGCAGCAGTGCGCAGTTGTTCACAAGGCGGTGTTCGCAATGGTGCAGCAACACTTTATTATCCACTGTGGCATTATGAAATTGAAGATTTGTTAGTTCTCAAGAATAACAAGGGAACAGAAGATAATCGTGTTCGTCATATGGATTATGGCGTTCAATTTAATAAACTTATGTATGAGCGTCTTCTTCAAGGCGGCGACATTACTTGCTTCTCTCCAAGTGATGTGCCAGGCTTATACGATGCCTTCTTCCAAGATCAAGACAAGTTCAAAGAAATTTATGAGAAAGCTGAAAAGAATCCAAAGATTCGCAAGAAGACTTATAAAGCAATTGATCTATTCTCACAGTTCATGGAAGAACGCAAGAATACAGGTCGCATTTATCTTATGAATGTTGACCATGCCAATACACATGGCGCATTTATTGAAAGTGCGGCACCAATTAAGCAAAGCAATTTGTGTGCGGAAATTGCGCTTCCTACAAAGCCACTTAATCATATCTTTGATGGTGTATCCAGAAAAAAAATTCGTGTTCCAAAAGAAAAATATCAAGAGTTCTTGAAATATAAAAAAGAATCCAAAAACATATTATATCTTAATAGAGAAAGATTTAACGGCAGTAAAAGTGCAAAGGGTGATAAATAATATATCAGGAGATATATTATGAAATATGGATTTATATATATGTGGATTTCTAAAATTGATAACAAGAAATATATTGGTTCACATTATGGTGAATTGACTGACGGATATGTTAGTTCAAGTAATTATTTTAATGAAATATATAATTACAATCCAGAAAACTTTGAACGAAAAATATTGACTGTTGAATTGTCAAGAGAAGAAGCATTAAAAAAAGAACAACTTCTTCTTTGCAATATTGATGCAGCCAATTCTTCTGAATATTATAATTTACACAATTATTCTGGTATGGGATGGAGTCATCACGATAATCCAGAACTTGCTAAAATATATTATGCAAGAATATCTGCGACAAGAAAAGGCAAACCATCGCCACATAAAGGAAAATCTTTATGGAACGAGAATAATAGATACAAATTAAAAATTGACAAATGGTTGGTCAAAGACCCAAATGGAAATATTTTTGAAATTGAAAATATGTTAGAGTTCTGTAAAGAAAATAACTTAAATCCTTCTGCAATGAGTGCGGTTGCTAGGGGGAAAAGACGGATTTATAAAAATTATTGGTGTAAAAAATTGACAAACACTCGTAATATTGATTATGAATATACTGAATGGAAAAGTAAAGGACATTCTGATAAAGCAAATTATGGTGAAAAAAATGGATATGCTAAATCTATTACCGTTGATGGGATATATTACGGGTCAATGAGAGAAGCATCTGAATACACTGGATTATCTATGTATAAATTGAACAAATTAAGGAAACAAAATGAAGAATAACGATTGGTTATATGAAATAGTAGATGAAAATGAGATAGAAACTGATGAATATGTGTATCTTGATGCAGACGTTGAAGATTATGATGGTGCTGCAATAAGTTTGTGCACACTTTCTGCAATCAATTGGGGAAATGTTAAAGAACCAAAAGACTTTGAACGCATGTGCGACCTTGCTGTTCGTGGTCTTGATGAATTACTATCATACCAGAACTATCCTGTTATTGCCGCACAGTTAAGCACAATGAACCGCCGTCCTCTTGGCATTGGTATCATTAACTTTGCATATTTCCTTGCAAAGAATGATTTAAGTTATAGTGATCCTCGTGCGCTACAACTTGTTGATGAATATGCAGAAGCATGGAGTTATTATCTTATCAAGGCAAGCAATCAACTTGCTATTGAAAAAGGTGCTGCACCAAAAAGCAATGAAACAAAGTATGGACATGGTATTCTGCCTATCGACACATATAAGCGTGAAGTTGATGAACTTGTGCCGCATACAGAACGCATGGATTGGGCATCACTTCGTGAAAGCCTAAAAGAACACGGTATCCGCAATTCAACTCTCATGGCACTTATGCCAGCAGAGACGAGTGCACAAGTTGCTAATGCTACAAATGGCATTGAACCACCGCGTTCACTTATTAGTGTTAAGCAAAGTAAGCATGGTGTGTTGAAGCAAGTTGTGCCAGAGTTCCGCAAGTTAAAAAACAAGTATGAATTACTTTGGGACCAAAAGTCACCAGAAGGTTATTTGAAATTAGTTGCCGTTTTACAAAAGTATATTGACCAAAGCATTTCAACAAACACTTCATACAATCCAACATTCTATGCAGATGAAAAAATTCCAATGAGTGTTATGATTGGTCACTTGCTTATGTGCTACAAATATGGCTTGAAAACTCTTTATTACTTCAACACATATGATGGTCAAGGTGAAATTGATGTCAATAAATTGACACAAGAACAGCCAGTAAATATTACATTTGTCACTCTTGATGGTGATGCCGATTCGTGTGAAAGTTGCACAATTTAATTTGTGCAACTGACACTTTTCTGTTATAATTCAATTAAAGAGGTAAAAAATGAGTACAGTATTTGACGCAGACGATAAAAGTGACCATACAAAGGCATTGGCATTTTTTGACCCCAATGGTGGTGTTAGTATCCAACGCTATGATACAATGAAGTATAAACAGTTTGATAAACTAACTGACAAGCAATTGGGATTTTTTTGGCGTCCAGAAGAAGTGGATATTCTTCGTGATGCCAAAGACTTTAAAGAGTTGACAGCAAGCGAACAGCACATCTTTACAAGCAATCTTAAAAGGCAAATCCTACTTGATAGTGTTCAAGGTCGTGCGCCAGCAGTAGCATTTGGTCCTATTTGCTCACTGCCAGAATTAGAAACTTGGATTACAACTTGGACATTCAGTGAAACAATTCACAGCCGTAGTTATACACATATCATTCGCAATGTGTATGCTAATCCATCAAAAGTATTTGATGAAATGATGGACATCCAAGAAATTGTTGATTGTGCTCGCAATATTACTGATTTGTATGACAAGTTGATTGAAATGAACAATCTTATTAGTATTGACTCATATTGGGTTGGTGACCGCCAATGTGTTCGACCATATGAACACAAGAAAGCACTGTGGCTTGCGCTTATGAGTGTCAACATTCTTGAGGGTGTGCGTTTTTATGTTTCATTTGCTTGCAGTTGGGCATTTGCTGAATTAAAGAAGATGGAAGGCAATGCAAAGATTATCAAGTTTATTGCTCGTGATGAAAACCTACATCTTGCTGGCACCCAAACTCTACTTAAGTTATTGCCAAAAGATGATCCTGATTATGAAAAGATTGAAGTAGAGTGCCGTGAAAAAGCTATAAAGTTGTTTGATGATGCAGTCAAGCAAGAAAAAGCTTGGGCAGAATATCTATTCAAAGATGGCAGTATGATTGGTTTGAACTATCAATTACTTGCTGAATATGTTGAATACATTGCCAACAAGCGTATGCAAGCAGTTGGTCTTGGTCAGCCATATCCTACAAAGAATAACCCACTACCATGGACACAAAAGTGGATTGCTGGTGCAGAAGTTCAAACGGCGAACCAAGAAACAGAAGTTACAAGTTATGTTATTGGTGGGCATAAAATGGATGTCAATAAGGACACATTTAGCGGGTTTAAGTTATAATATATTATGTAATTTGTGTTTCTTGTATAAATATATACAGGAGACATAAATTATGTATTATGTATATGCACTAATTGATCCAAGAAATAATATGCCATTTTACATTGGCAAAGGAACTGGCAAGAGAGCACAACAACATCTGTGGGATATATCACGAGAACATAATCAATACAAAGATAATAAAATTGCGGCAATTAGAGAAAATGGGATGGAGCCATTCGTAAAATATCTAATTGAAAATATTGAGGATGAAAGTTTAGCATATGATTTAGAAAAATCATTTATTAAACATTATGGTCGCAAAGGATACGATGAGAATGGCGTTCTCACAAATGTTTGTTTAGATTTAAGACCACCAAATCATAAAGGAAAAACTTACGAAGAAATTTATGGAAAAGATCGTGCTATTTTGGAAAAACAAAAAAGAATTGAAACTAAAATAAAAAATAATAATTTTGGTGGTGTGAAAAAACACAATGAAGAAACAAGAAAAAAAATATCTTTATCTCTGACTGGAAAAAAATATGGACCGCAATCAGAAGAAAGAAAACAAAAAATAGGTGCGGCAAATAGAAAATATGTTGGTAAAGACAATAAAAAAAGTAATTGTTATAAACTAACAAATAATGATAATATATAC